GTTCTGATCTTAATTGACAACAGCTGTGATCCAAAAGAGGTCACGGTGTACAGCAGTGCCAAGGTGCTGCTGGAGAAGAGGCCAGAGATCGGGTGCGCATATGGCACACTGATGAACTATCTGAGCCGAAAAGATGAGCCCTACATCAAGGGATCATTTGAGATCCACAGAGCGGATCTGGAGAGAGCAGAAAAGGGAGCCTAAAAGGGCTCCTTTTTTGTTGCCAGGGTTTACCAGGAACGGGATCCCCCCTGGGGATTTTCGCGGCCATGAGTATCATCAGCCGGATCCTCGGCAACCCATCCAAAAAGACCAAGCAGGAGAGTGAACAGCGGGGGCAATTTGTTGCCCCTTCAAGGTTTGCAGCCTTCCTGGGGCTGGGCACCAAAGCTGGGGTGAGTGTCTCTGAAGAAGGGGCAATGGCTCTCAGCGCTGTGTACAGCTGTGTGAGGCTCATTGCATCCAGCATTGCTTCCCTGGATCTCCACCTGCACCGGGTGGATGGTTCGCTCAGAGAAGTGGCCAGCGATCATCCAGTGTACAGCTTGCTGAACAGCAGCCCCAGTGAGAGCATGACAGCTTTTGATTTCTGGGAGCTGATGATCTCAGATGCCCTGATTCATGGCAAGGGCTTTGCCTTGATTGAGCGGGGATCAGTCACAGGCAGACCAGTCCAGCTGCATCTGCTCACAGCTGATCAGATGAAACAGCACATGATGGATGGTCAGGTGACGTACACCCACCGGGACCTGGATGGTCCGCTCTTCCCAGAGGATCTGCTGATCATCCGCTGCTTCAGAGGGATATCACCAATCAGACAGCACATGGAAGGCATTGGCCTGGCTATGGCTGCACAAGAATTTGCTTCCAGGTACTATGGATCAGGAGGGAATGTGGGTGGTGTACTGTCCACAGATCGGACACTGACCAATGATCAATATGAGAGACTGAGACAGTCCTGGCAGCAGACACATGGAGGCCTGGGCAATGCTCATGAAGTGGCGATCCTGGAACATGGTCTGAAGTATGAGCCCATGAAGGTCAGCATGGCTGAATCCGAGTACATCAAAGTGCGGGTGCACGGTGCCCAGGAGGTGGCCAGGATCTTCCAGGTGCCCAGCTCCATGATAGGACTGGAAGCCAACGTGACATACAACGGGGCAGAGCATCAAGATCTCCAATATGTGAAGCACACCCTGGTGCCCTGGGTGCGAAGGATTGAGGATGAGATCACAGCCAAGCTCCTGAGAGAAGGAGAGAGAGGCCAGGTGATCCCTCGCTTTGATCTGAACAGCTTGCTGAGGGGTGACACCTCCAGCAGATCTGATCTGTACAGGACAGCCCTGCAAAGTGGCTGGATGAGCATCAATGAAGTCCGAGCCCAGGAGCAGCTCAATCCCATTGGCCCATCAGGTGATCTCCACCTGGTCCAGGCCAATCAGCTGCCTGTATCCAGCATGGAAGACTATGCAGCCAGCGTGACCAACACAAATCAGAACCAAAATGAATGAACTGAATAAAACTGTGGACGGCCATGATGTGCTGATCCAAGATGATACCAAAAGAGAGCGCAGATATCTGACCATGAATGTTGAAGCCAGAGATGGCGAAGAAGGAGATGGAAAGACAGTGGAGGGATATGCAGCAGTGTTTGATACAGATGCTGATCTGGGATCCTTTACAGAGCGCATTGAGCGCGGTGCTTTTGATGCTGCCCTGGCTGATCCTCAGCTGGATGTGGCAGCGCTGTTCAACCATGATCAAAACCAGATCCTGGCAAGGAACAGAGGAGGGGAAGGCAACCTGGAGCTGTGGACTGATGAGAAAGGCCTGAAGTACAGATTCAAGCTGGGAGATCAATCCTATGCCCAGGATCTGGGGATCAACCTCAGAGAGGGCCTGGTGAATCAGAGCTCATTTGCTTTCTCCATCAAAGAGGATGACTGGACACAACGTGATGGGAGGGATCTCCGGACCATCAAGGCAGTCAATCTTCATGACATCTCCCCAGTGGTTTTTGCTGCCTACCAGCAGGCCACTTCATCCATAAGGTCCCAACAAGAACAACCAACCCAGCCTGCTGCCACCTCAATTCGGGACCGAGCAGAAGCGCAGCTGGCTATCTACAAAATGACAATATGAAAAACAGTCTGAAAATGAAGGAGCAGCGGGCCACTTTGGTGGAAGAGCTCCAGGCAGCTGTGGATCTTGCAACCAAAGAAGGGCGCGATTTCTCAGAAGCTGAAGAAACCCGACAGGCAGAGATCCATGATGAGGTGAAGACCTTGGATGGAAAGATCACCAAAGCAGAAGAGACGGAATCAATCCTTCTCCGAAATGTTGCAGCAGCAGCTCCAGCATCCAAGTCTCAAGAGAAAGAGGTGCAGGAAGTCCGCAAGAGCTTCAGCATGTCCAAGGCCATCAGTGACATTGTGAACAAGGGCCAGCTGACAGGATTGGAAGCAGAGATGGCCCAGGAGGGCCGATCAGAAATGGCCAAGATGGGCAAGACCACCCGTGGCAATCTCACCCTGCCATCTTTCTTGATGGAAGGCCGAGCCAATGAAAGCTATGGAACCAGCTCTGATCCGGCTGGAGATTCATCAGTGACCCTCCAGGGACAGTCTGGGATCATTGGCAAGGATGTGGCTGCAATGGCTGCAGGCTTGCGACCAGTACCAATCATTGAGCAGATGGGGGCAACCCGCATCCAGGCTCAGGGTGATGTGGTGCTTCCAGTGCTTCCCAATCAGGATGCCACAGAAACAGTGGAAGGAGCAACAGTCAACAACATTGATGGTGACTTCGGTGCAGTGACGTTGAGCCCTAAGCGCTTTGCAATGCGCATGGATTTGACCCGTCAGCTGTTGGTGCAATCTGCTGCCAATCTTGATGCAGTGATCCAGGCTGACATGGCCAACGCCATTGCCAACAAGCTGGATGAGGACATCATCTCTGACATCTTTGCACAGCTTGCAGCTGCCAGCAAGATCACCAATGGATCTGTGTCTTCAACCACAGTGTGCACTGCCACTGACTTTGCAGATATCCTCAGCCATGAGGGTGGCTTCTTGAGTCAGAATCCAGCAGGCCAGAGTTTGGCCCTTCTCATGGATCCCACAATGGCTTCCTATTTGAAGGGAGTTGAATCCAGTGCAGGTGGCCAGGTGGCAAACTTGAACAACAATGTGCTGGGCTTCCCTGTGTTCACATCAACCAATGTGAAGCAGCAGACTGTGGTGGCTGATACCTACTTCAGCGGGATCTCCAGCACTTCAACTGAGACAGCGGTGCGGCCAATCCTTTTCCTGGATCCGTCTGATATTTTTTATGCAGTCTTCGGTGGCTTGGATGTCACGGTGGACCCATACACAGACGCTCACAAGGGCCAGGTGCGCTTGATCGCTGACTACTATGCAGATGGTGCTATTCGTCGCGTGGGATCAGGTCGGATCCTCGCAGGTTTGACAGCTAACACGACACCAACAACTGTCTGAGGCTAACCAATGAGAAAGGGGGCTGGCATTCAAGCTGGCCCCCCTTTTCACATCCCATGATCTCATGAAACTGGAAAGAACATCCACCACCACATACACAGATGTGATCAGCCTGGCCACTGCCAAGGCTCACCTGCGGGTGGACCACAGTGATGAGGATGCACTGATCACCTCCCTGATCAGCACAGCAGGAGAGATTGTGGAAGAGTACACTGGACAATACCTGTCCAGCTGTGGCTTCACTTACTATGCAGACCACTTCACCAGTGTGATGAAGATCCATGCGGGTCCTGGGGTGAGGATCCTCACAGTCAAATACTATGACACGGATCACACACTGCAGACCTGGCCAGCCACTGAATATCACTCTGATGTGAAGAGCCACCCCATGCGGGTGCAATTTGAAAACCTGCCCACAGAGGTGGATGATCGGGTGCATGCTGTCCAGATCACAGGTGATGCTGGATACTCCACAGTGCCAGAGACATTGAAGAGCGCCATGCTTTTGATCATTGGTCATCTGTATGAGCACCGGAAGGATGTCCTGGTGGGGGTGCAGTCTGCTCCCCTGGTGCATGGGGCCAAGTTCCTGATGGACAAATTCAAGCCCAGCACTTTCTGATGGAGCCAGGGCGATTGGATAGAAGGATCTCGATCCTACAGAGAGGATCCAGCACAGACAGCTGGAACCAGAGGGGCAATGCATATGTGCTCCTGGCAACAGTCTGGGCAGAGGTCCGGGATCCAGGAG